GAAGAACAGATCCGTCCGCTTCTTCGGCCCTCGGTTGATGAATGTACCAGCGCTTGCCATTGCATTGGCGACCTTGGTAGCAAGCGTCTGCTGGGTCACGTACAGGCATTCTGTCCCCATACCGTTCGGCTTCTGTGCCGCCGTGTACTTCTGGTAAGCGTTAAAGTGCACGCTTACGTCGTAGTCGCGTGTGCGTGAGTTATGGTAGTTGACGATGGTGTTGAGGTTCTGGTTTTGTGACGTCGACGTATTGTCATGGAACACGTCGACGCCAACGCCGGACTGCTTCCAAAGCTCCGCTACTCTGTTAACCACCTTCCTAGCTTCATCAACTTCGTCAAGATAAGGTGGCCGAGGGCTTGACGAAGCGCCACGGATAAGCTGTCCGTGGCCAGAGCTAATGACAATCTTCATTTTCCCGCCTCCTTCGCACGCATCCTCTTAAAGGCATCACGAGTCGTCTGCATCTGCTGCGGCGTCAGCACCACTTGCCTGACCTTGACAAGGACGCCGGGCGTGGTTGCCACGACCACTGTGCACTCACCAGCATCCGGCGTCGGGGTTGGCTCAGGAGGCGTCGGCTCGGACTGACCAGTTGCCCACTCTGCCTCAAGCTGCTCGGGCGGCCCGTTACGGTAGCTGTTGACGTCACAGTTGCCAACGCCGTTGATTGAATGTGGACCGGGCCCATACTGGCCGTCGGTGAATTGCCAGAGCCAATAGACTGGCCACACCTCTGTTGGCCACGACGCCGAGTCACTATACTGGCAGAGCCACAAGCGCCGCGCTGACCAGAACTCGTTCGGCGAGTTGGGGATTGCTTCCTTGATGGTGTTGCCGCCATAGACCACGCACTGGTTCGGACGGCCTAGGCGATCCTCGACGCCTTGTATCCACTGCTCGGCCTGTGAACGGCTCATTTTGGCGCCGCCGTTGTCCTCCCAGTCGAGGCAGAACAACTCGTCTGGATCTGGCGCGGCGAACCTCATGAAGTTGTCGATCTGGCTCTGCGTATTCGAGCTATCGGCAAAGTGGTATGCTCCCCACTTTAGCCCGGCGGCGCGCGCAGCAGAGCGCTGAGAGACGTAGGTATCGTCGGTGTAGCTGGTGCCCTGCGTGGCCTTATAGATGACGCCGTGGATACCATCATCCATAACGGCGCTGTAGTCGTCAGCGGGGTCCCAGTGCGACAGATCAATAACCATTGGATTAACAGGTTGTGCCATAGTCACTTCCCCTTTTGCTGTAGCTCTTTCAGTTCCCGTGCCCTCTTGTCTATTGCCTGCATAGCTGCAATGTAGGCCCGGCGCGCTTTGTTGGCGCCAGCAATGACACGTTGGGGCTGCTCAGTATCGTCCACTGTCCATACAGCGAATAGATGCTGGAGCCTATCTTCGTAGGCAGCGTCCATTGCCTGCCGATCAAGTTCTACTATGTGTTCTTCATACTGCGGCGAGATTGGTTCCAAAGCCACTGGCCTTGGCTGCGCCATCACATTGAAGGCAAAGGCAATGAGCAGCAGCGCCAGCAGAGCCAGCACAGCTACTACCCATTGGTACTTCCACATTATGGGTCTCACTTTAGCTGGAAATATTTGACCATGTGGTCCCCCAATAGCTCGCTGCGTCGTTGCCAAGCAAATTGCTGTCGGTAACGCTGATTAGGACATTGAAAAGGTATAGTTCGGCTATGTAGCCGTCCAAGTGTTGGCTGTTAGTGTTGTAGCAAATTGCCGATGAGGCCGTCGTTATTTGAACGTCGCTGGTTGTAACTGTATTTGCGGTCCCGCCTCCGATATAAGCCTTGATGGTGGGCCCGGTACCGTCGTAGCGGTGGAGAGCTGCCGCAGTAAATGGAAATGCCACCGATATCGTGACATTATTAGGGGCACCAAACTGGCCAAAGTTAGCAACCGAGGTAGAGGTGTGTACGCTGCCACTCCACATATAGTTAAAGGTGTCACCAAACACGAGTGGATCGTTTTGGGGGCCCGCGCCAGCGCCACCGGCGTTCCAGCGAACAACGTAAAATATCGAAAAATTCGAGGCGTTAATGAATGTGCCAAGGGTCGCAGCGGTCATCGTATGGGTGGAGCCGTTACATTGCATCGTCCCCTTGGAACTAAGCGCCGTGAGCAGCGCCCCGGAGGCTACAATCTGCGGCTGATTAGCCGCCGTCGCCTGCGTAAAATTGCGCGCATTGCCGCTCTGGTCGTACCACGTCGCGACAAAACAATTCGTCGCGGCGCAGAACGTGAGCATTGAGGCGGTATCGAGGTTGCACCCACCCGAAAAGCCGATGTTTTGGGTTGCGTTGTCACTAGCTCGGCGCACCTGTAGGGCATTACCGGCATAAGCCGAGCGCACCTTGCGCATGGAAAATATGCCGGTCGGCGCAGAGGTAAGCGAGTCAACCGGATAAGTGCAGGCTGCTGCACCGGCACCAGCCTTTCCCGGCCCTGGCCAAGGCAGCGACACCTGTGCACTGGACGAAAGTGCAAGCGCAACGACAAGCAGTAGCGCAGCAAGTAATCGGGTCATCTGACCACCCGCCAGTTAAGAGTTATTGCACCGGGCGTAATGCTGGCCGAGGTGTTGTTGCAAACTTTGAAATTCACGTTGTTGGCCGTCGGATAAGGGATGATGGTTAGCATACCGGCGGTGAGGGGAACGTAGCCGGTGACGGCTGTTGGATCGCCGTTGAACGATGCTGATACGACGTCGGTTGTGGCAACACCGGTGGCCGAGACGGTAACGGCTGTGGCACACGCCGCCGATGCAATGGCACTGGTGCCAAGCGCTGCGGTGCCACTGGCAACAGTGTAAGTGAGGGTGTTAGTCCCAGTCCCTGTAGGCAGGACAAACGTTCCATTCCCAACTGCTGGACCCTGTAACGTCGTTGTGCCCGACGTGGAGCCAACAAAGCCTATTGCCCCAGTGCTGCCAGTGGAGCCGACGGACAGGACAGGCGAGGCCCAAGTCAGGTTCGGGCTGGCACCGAAGGCACCGGAGTTATTGAACTGGACCTGAGTATTAGAGCCAGCTGGTGTCCCACTAGCAGTGATACATCCTATGCCAGTGCCATTGGTGTAGTTAAGGGCTTGGTTAGTACCACTGCACGACGGCATCGTATTGAACTGTGGAGCGACCACGCTGCTGTTGGTCCAGTTCGAGAATACCGTGTTGGCTGCGACATTAGAGAGGGTGAACGTCAGAGCCGGGTTGACGGTCGAGCTAGCAACGGACGTGGTGAACAGCGGCGACAAGTTGCCAGCCGAGAACGACTGAACTGTGCCGGTGCCAGCCGTGATCGTGACGCAGCTGAAGCCGGTGCCGGTGGTCCATTGGAGTGCTTGGTTGGCGGTGCTACACGAGGGGACGCTTAGGTAGCTTGGTGCGGTGGCTGACAAGCCGCCAAGCAGGGAGTTGGCTGTGGCAGTTGGTAGTTGGGCTAGGGTTGCCGTGCCGCCGATCTGGCTAAAGGTGTAGTCGCCGCTTTGGGCGACGATGGCGCCAGTGCGGGTAAAGACGCTCGTGACAGGCGAGGCAGCGGTAATGGTGCCGCAGCTAAAGCTGTGGGTCCCAGTGGAGTACTGTAGGGCGTTGGAGCTACCAGTACAGGCTGGGAGGGCCATGCCGGTGAGAAGGTTAGACGCAGTGTTAGTTGGGTTACCAAGGGCACTGTCAGCGTTAATGGTTGGCAGCCCACCGCCGCCTCCACCACCTGACACAACGGCGCAGCCAAAGCCGCCACCGGGTACCCACTGGAGCGCTTGGTTCGGGTTGTTGCACACCGGCATTGGCAGTGCGCTTGGGACGCTGATGTTGCCATAGACGGTGTTGACGCTCGCCACAGGCATCTGTGGGAACGTGGTTTGTCCAGAGATCTGACTAAAGGAGTAGTCGCCGTTCGCCGAGACAACCGTGCCCGACCGGCCGAACACGCTATTGACAACGGGGTTGACGGTGTTACAGCCGAAGGTGTGGGCCGTCGCGTCATAGAGTAGGCTCTGCTGGCCGCCGATGCAGTTAGGGATCGTGACACCGGCCACAGTAGTGCCAGTATTCATATAGACTTGGTTCGCCGAGATCGGCGGCATCTGATTGAAGCCGAGCAGGCTCGGGCCGATCTGCGTGAAGTCGTAGTCGTTAATAGCCGGAACGACTACGCCAGATCGGCCATTCCAGCTACTAACGCCCGCCCCTGGACCCATGGCGTTCTGCTGCACCCACAATGTTGAGGCTGCCCGGTTAGAGGCGTCGCCCGCCGGTGCCATCGGCACAATGCAGTTGGGGTTGTTGGAGCCGCAACCCTGAGCGGCGGCTGGGAACGAGGGTACAAGCGACCCAGCCGCCGCCAGAACGGCGACCAGTAGCAGATGTTTACACATTGCTATCCATCACCGTTAGAGGGTTGTTGACGCCTGTTGAGGCCAAGCACTGCCAAGCACCTTGGCACTCACCCTCGATTGTAACGAACGCGCCTTGATAGACGGCAAAGCATCCACCAAGGCTCGTCAACGTGGGTACGATGGTTTGGCCGTCTCGATCGAGCGTTGGCGCCACGTAGAGCGTGGCAGCACCGCCGGGGTTATGGAAGGTGATCCGCACCCTCATGGCGTTGGCCGGTGCCACGACGACTGGCGATGCGCCGATGGCACTAAACCCTTTAACCTTGCCACCAGACGCCGATGAGGCTGTCTGTGGGCCTCCTACGGCGGCAATTAGGGGCATCACACCCTCCGTGCGGGTTTCTCAGTTAGCTGAGCCTGTAGCTCGGCATATTTGGCTTGTAGCTCTTCAAACTCAGATCGGCTGACCATCTCGGTGGTGGGTGAGGCTACAGTCTGATGGCCATTGGATTTCATCTCGGCGACCTGCTCTTGAAGGTTCATCAGCAGCCGGTCGCTGTGGCTAATAGCCGAGAACTCGTTGATAGGATCATGCCACTCCGGCCGGTACCTCTCGGTGATGGCCTCGGCCTCTTCGTCGAGCGGCTCCATCCCCGGCGTGGGCGGGCCGTCGAAAACGATGTCCCTCGGCTTGCCCTTGCCTTCCCAACAGACGATGATGATGCCATCCTCACGGTAGTTGAAGTCGGCTTGGTCTTTAGGATCGAGCAGCCTAGGTACCTTGTAAACGAGCCGAGCTTGTCGGCCGGTGTTACGATCGGTTTCCTTGTGCTCCCACTCGGCCTGATCCTTGCCAATGCAGTTGATGTAGTGGGGTTCGATTAGCTTCCATCTGGCCATTGGGCCCTCCTAGATGATGCTGTAGTACAGAACAACGGCGATAGTGGCTACGCTAGGCGTTACGCAGACGTTGTACGCTGGGGTGGCCGACGGGGTAGAGAAGAAGGCATAGCCAGAGTGGTCAGCAGATGGCGCCGTATTGGAGACGTTCATAGCCGGGACTATGGTTCTGGTGTTGGTGTCGCAGGGGGTTGTGGTCTGCTGCCCAGCAGTTATGCTGAAGGTGCCGGTAGCGCCAGAGTTGGTAACGTGCCAGCCACAGAGGTTGATATTTCTCCCCGCTACGCCGGTGATCAGGGTCTGGATCGTTGTGGGCCCAATCCCCATAGTGGCGACTTGGTTGCACAAGATCATATTTGCTGGGCCAACCTGACCTTGTGGGACGGCGGGGCCTAGCGACAAGAGAAGAGCAGCGACTACCAACCAAAGCTTACGCATTAGCCCCTCCTATTGCTGCGAATAGTACACCGTATAGTGAGCAGGGCCGGTACCGGTGACAACAACACACATCCCTGCACCCTGTGGGCCAGAGACTTGGCGGCTGGTGCCGGTCAGTGAGCCAAGTGCGCCTAGGTCGTACGCCGCTGTTATGTTGAGGGTGTTGGTGCCACAGGTTGCCCCAGCGCCTGTGATAATCTGGAAAGTAGCCGCAGCAGCGGCCGTCACTTCAAAGCCACAATACGTTACTGCCATGGAAGCGTTTGGGGCTACAACTTGAGTGGTGCCAACGGCGGCTGCGCCGTTGACAGACTTGTTGCAGAAGAACTGCTGCGGCCCAATGCCTTGAGCAGGCGCTCCCCCGCATAGCGCGAGTAGGGCAACCAGCGAGAGGAGCGCCGTGCGCATTAGTTGTTGATCGTAATGCCGGGCACGTAACCTGAAGGTGCAGGCACTGTAGCCGTGCCACCCCAAGGCTGGTCGAACCGGTCGATCACGATGCCAGCATAGATGGAGCCCAGTGTTGGGGCAGACCCAGCGATTGTGAAAGTGACCTTCAGGAACCTCGGCATTGGTTGGCCGGGGATCTGTCGAGGCACGTCCACGTTGGCGAGGTAAGCACCTTGCACGAGGTTGGCCAGCACCACAGCCGCTGGGCTTTGCCACATGACTGTGAATGCGCCGGGCTGGTTGGGTGTGGTCGTGGAGTCCGGCGCCCCTGAGAGGGAGCACGTCAGGCTCGTGAGGGTGTTGAAGGTCGCCGTGACGACAATCAACAGCTTGAGCATCGGGTCGTCGCCAACGCCGATGTCACGAGCACCACCTTGCGCCAGTGGACCACCTGGATCAGTGGACCGGAGCGTTGCAGGCGGGCTCGGCCAGTTGACGCCGAGGTCAATGATGTTGGTAGCGTCGCCGGTCGCCGTCGGCGAGTCAACGATGCTAGTACCAACAACACCAGTGAAGGTGAGAAGTCTGTCAAGGATCATGTTACACCACCCTTGCTTCCGTGTTGAGGATTGCGTCACAGGTCCTAACAGGGATACCCCGGAAGGTTGTGATCGGCTTACCGTCGAACTCTTCAATTCTGAGCAGGACGTTAGTCTTGTTCATAGCTTGAAGGTCGAGGTAGGTGCGGACGACACGGTTGCAGTAGATGACCGTGCGGCCCATATTGGCGCGCACCTCAGGAGTGTCTGAGGTCTGGACGGTACCAGCGCTGACTGGCTGCGTCGGCATACGATACAAGGCTCGGACGAGGAAGTTGATCAGGTTGGCTGCCGAGACACCGGTGAGGATGGTGGTGTCGATGTTGGCGATGCGGACAGCATAACGCCAATCTCTGAGCACCAAACCGATCTCCCACTTGAAGTGGTCACGGTAGGCCTGATAGGTGTTCCCGCCCGAGTCCTGTACCGGCCACTCGCCCATATCCCGGTGTTGGAGGCCGGTGATCTTGCCCTTCGGGAACGTCGCAAAGAGCGTGTCCGCACCCCAACACACGACCCAAATCGATGTGTTGACTGAGGCCGTGCCACCAGCGTCAAGGATGTTAGCCGCCGTTTGTGAGTTGGCTGCCGTGACGGTGGAGTACCGAGGAGCGAGGCCAGTAAACCGCTCAGGGTTGGCAAACTGGTTGCCGTAGATAAGCGTCTGTGCGACTTGCTGGCTCATGCCTTCCAAGAACGCCTTGACTTCGCTGAGCCTGAACTCGGCGGTGTTGCCGTTTAGGTCGGCGATGTCCTTGTCGATCACGGCGTAGGTTTCCAGATTGCCGCACGTGTCGACGATCTGTGCCGTGGTTGACTTGGCGTTCGGGACGCCGCTGTTGAGCAAGCGCCATGTACCGATCGGCAAGCCTGTCCGAACGGTGGTCTTGTGGCCGGTTGGGAGGTTGCCCTCCATCACCAGCATGTCTTCCAGTATTTCGTTCGTCTGACTGAGCAATTCGATGATGGTGGCTACACGGTAGCCGTCATCCATGCGTTTGGCCCAGTCACCGTAGGTAAGCGCAAGAGCGCTACCTGCTAACACTGTTGCCATTGATTAGGCTCCTGATGGGAGAGTAGGGTAAAGAGCCTGCGCCGCCGTAGCGGGCCTGCCCCTTGACGGATCCACTTGCCCGGTCTTGGCGGGACCGTTCCCCATGACGGGGCGGCCCTCCGTGATATGCTGAGCAAGCTTGTAGAATAACCGGATGAAGGCCGGATGGTCTCCAGCGCCGGTCATATCCATCACCTGCCGGAACTCGGTAGCGAGTGCCGGATCGCCCACGCTATCAATCGCCTTGGCGACTGTAGAGAGGACTCGGTCGAAGCTCCCCCCGATCTCAGGGTGAGCCTTCGCCTTTTCTCGCCATTCATTACGGAGAGCCTCGTAGGCTTCGTATGGCTGACGGAAAGCTTCGGACGTCTGTTTGACGTAGAAATCGACTAACTGCTGACCTTGCTCTTGGGTCAGGTTCATGTCTTTGAAGAGTTTGGACGCTGCGGTGGCAACCTCGCCATCGAGCTGATAGCCCTCAGGCGCCTTGAACTCCTCGTACTTCTCAGGCGCGCCCTTAGGCTTCTGTTCTTGGTTGAGAAGCGATTTGGGCTCGGTCGAACTCGGTGTAGATGTCTTCGTCTCCGGCGTCGTCTTCGCTTCCGTCGTCGGTTCCTTCGGTGGGGCCTCCGGCGGTGGAGTCTGCTGCGGTGGCGGCTGGACGTCTGGATTGTTCAGTTGCGGATCGCTCATTTCGTTCTCTCATCATTGTGACGTATTGGTCGGGACAGTGGGCCATGATGTCGGCGAGGATGCGGAGGCCCATCGATCGTTCTCCTTCACCGAAGGCGGTGCGGAGGGCAATGTCGGAGTATGTGCTAGAGAAGATGTGGGCTGCTTCAAGGAGGTCACAGACCCAGCTTCGGCCGGGGAGAGTGGACATAATATTGGCAACAAACTCGCCGCGCTGGACAGCAACGAGCTTCGCTTGCTTTGCCGCCTGACGAATATGCCGACGTTCGGCTGCATTGTAGGGTTCATCCATTAGGGCTGTTGACCTAGCATTGCTTGAATGGCGTTCTGACCGCCGCCGACGTCTACATCGCCAGCGACTTTGGCGGCCTTGGCGAGCTGCTCGGCCTGTTGGGCGCGCTCGGCTTGGATCTGTTGCTGCTGACGGTTCTGGCGGATCTGGGCGAGTTGTTGCGGCGATCGGATGAGCCGAGGGTCATTGTTGAGCAGGAAGCTCATCTTCTCGATGCCGTAGTCGATGTCGACGTTGTCCATAGCCGCCGGGTCGATGCCGCCCATCTGCCCGGCGACTTGGAATATCCGCTCGATACCGGCCGAGGCCGCCGCGTCTTGGGCGATCTCTAGCATCGAGCGGTATTTGATGTTGATGCCTTGGCCTTGAACTTCGGGCGGGGCGGGTGGTATCAGCCCGGCCCTTTGGGCGATTCCGAAGACTCGCTCGATGTCTTTTCCGAAGAACTCGACTTGGAGCCGGGTGAATACAGGACCCAAGGCGAGGAATCCTTCTGCCCGTCGAGCGTCAATTTCAGCTGCGGTAACGTTGCTTCTGGTTTGGTACTGGGAAATAACAGCAAAGACATCATTATAGAAGATCTTTTGGATTCGCTGTCGGACTTCATTGAGATCCTCCATCATATCCTTGATGTTGGGGTTCACTTGATAGACTGGGGCAAAGCCTTGGTTCTTAGTAGAGTTCATCAGCCCGCTGACGTAGGTAACGCCACCGGGTAGCAGGGAAGCTGGTTGATTCTTCAGCTGGATGTCGGCCAGCATAGGGGGATTTACTTGCTTGTCGATTGCCTGCGCCTTGCGCCGCGACTCTTGCTGGAGTTGCTTGGTGTCCGGCAGGGCGTCCATTCCCGGAGAGCGGCCGTAGGCGTCGTTGCTGACGAGGTCCCACCGACCCGCCGCGAAGGGCTGCTCGTAGAAACCCTGCTTCCTCAAAAGGCTCGGTGCGTACGACGAGCCGCCCTGTGGTGCGGCTGACCCGCCCCATTCCCAGTAGATTTCGCGCCATTTGAATTTGTCCGATATGCCGAACTTGCGCCCATCGTGGTTCGGTTCAATAGCATGTGCAACAACAAGCTCTCGTGTGAGCGACGTGCCGCCCTGAGCGTACAGACGTTGGATAGCAGCCGACGTGTTCTCAAGTCCGAACTGCTCGACGACTTGGTTGACGGTGTAGGTGAACTCTCGGTAGACGGCGTTGGCTTGGAGGTTCGACCCGTTCTCAAGGTAGTACTCGCCCAAGCACGGATTGAGGCAAGTAATGACATTGTCGAAGTCCTCATAAATCACACGAACACAGGTCCCAAAGATGACCAGATCGAGGAGGGCCACGGCGACGCTGGTATAGTAGTTGCTCTCTTGGAAGATGAGCATTATGATCCGCTCACATTCGGCAAGCCACATCGACGTGTCAGATGTTTGGGTGGAGTCGATGGTGCCGACGCGTAGTTGGAACCACTGCCTCGTGGGGTTGGCAGTGCCGCTCATCATGCCCGCCGCGCACTTATAAGCAGCCAGCGTCGCCGTAGAGTCGATCATATGTTGATTGATAGGCGAACCTCGGCCCATCTGGTTCGGCGTGATGAGCCACTTATAACGGCGCGGCAGCATGAAGTCGGCCAGCTCACGCCAGTGGACCCACCATGAGTAGCGGTTTACTCGGAGTCCAATTAGGCGACCTTCCGCATGCTGCCGCAGCTTCAGGTCCGCCTCGGACGGGATCTTCGTGATGGGCCTGAAGTTTGGGGTTATGGTCGGTACTGTTCCACCTTGGATTGGCATTTATCGTGGACCCATGGGGTGCTTCTTGGCGATCTCTGCGGCAGCTAGAGCTTGGATTTTGGCAGCGGATGCTTGGTTCTTAGGATCCTCAAAGAACTTCTCGGCAGCTTCGATTTGGTCGTTAGGAACGAGTTGGCCCATGCTGTGCCACTGTTCAGGGTTGCCCATTGTCGTGCGCATGATGTGCCGGACGAGGATTTCGTTGGGGTCGGCGTCGGAATCCTTCAAGGCCTGCACCTTGGACCGTGCATCTGACCAACGATCGAACATCTTGTTGTATTCTTTGACGGCCTCAGGGTTACGGTCGAACAGCAGCTGGAGGCCACGGTGGATGGACTCGTGGACCATAACGGACGGAGCGTCGAGCACCTCGTTGTGAGCCTGATTGATGTACATTGGGGTTTCGTGGATCCGAGCCTCTTTCATCTGCCGTGGTGTCGTGATCTTCTTGACGGGGTCGTAGGCGAGGGTAAAGCCGCCCAGGGTTGTGGCTTGCTTTTGCATAGAGAAGGCAGACTTGCCCGGATCAAAGCCGAGCGAGGCGATCGGGTCTCGACCGGCGGCTAGGGCGGCCCGAGCGACCACGTTGCCCATTCGCTGCCGGGCCTCAGGGGTCAGCTGGCTAGTGTCGAAGGTCTTTGGATCGCCGTGGAGGAAGGCTTGTTTGAAGGCTTCTGAGGAAGTCTTGCCTGCTTGGAATAGCGGTTGTGGCAGCCAGCCGGACTTGCCGGATTCGCCGTATATGCGGACGTTCTGGTCCATGAAGTGCCGTTCCCACGACTTGCCATAGGCGAGCCCTGACTCTTTGGCGAACAGGGCTTCTTGGGGTGTGGGGTAGTGCTCCTCGCCGCCGAAACCGCCCTCCTTGCCTGAGACGGTCTTGGGCAGGTTCATGTCCCCACCCTCCACCTGTGGGTTGGGCGGGAGCGGGACTTGACCCGGCGGCGTCTTCTCTGTGCCGTGCCACCAATCGCTCAGCCAGCTGGCTTGGGCTGCTTTGAACTCGGGGCTGACCAGTCGTCCGTGGTCGTACATCACCCCAGCCGCCATGACGAGGTCACTATCCGACGGCTCCCCTCGTGGTCGGTTAGGCTCGTTAGGGTTGAGTGGGACGACTAGGGCCATTATGCGCCGCCGAGGAGAGTGCGGGTTGCTGTGCCGCCCGACTGTGGCAGGGTGCCAAGCACGGACGCAGTGAACTGCATTGAGGGCGATTGGCTCTGGCGCTGCTTAGCGGCGTTCTGCCCGTAGGTTGGTGGATTAGGCGGTGGAGGTGGTGCCACCGGCGCAACTGCCTGCATAGGCGGCGGCTTCATGAAGCTCATCGAAGGTCTCCCTCCATGTAGTCGTGGATCTGCATGTAGCGTTTGAGTGCTTGTTCGTGGGACGGGTAGCTGGGATAGTTGTCGAGCCCCTCCATCTTGGCTCTCTTGATGGCTTGTTCGTTTGAAACGATCTTGTTGTTCCAGACGGTGGGCAGGACGTAGGTCTTGTCGCCGATACCGGCGGTGATGGCGCGGAAGGTCGAGGTGGTGCCGTCTTCGTTCTTGACGCCGCCTTTGTGCAGATTGTTGAGATGGTGAAGGTAGACTTTGCGCTCTTGCTCGTTGAGGCTGAGGTTGGAGCTGGCGTGGTCGTAGTTGGTGCCGAGCCGGTCCGCCCAACTGGGCTCAGGGTCAGGCGGGGCTTGGCCGTCCTTTGGCTGCTTAACCATCGTCGGCATCAGTTTGGGATCGTCGTCAGGCACGCATTCGCTCCTGATCGAAGGGGTTGTATTCGTACTCGACTAGTGGCTTGGGGTGGTGTTCGCCACCGGCATGGGCGTGTGCGGCGAGGGGATAGGCGAACGTCAAGGCGAGAGCGTCCGCCCGGTCAGGGGACTCAACCCCTCGCCGCATCATGTCTTCTTTGGTTTCGAGCTGGATTTCGTTGCGGTTGTTGAAGGTGTACGTGGGGCCGACTAGTTGGGCCTTGAGTTCAGGGTCGTTGGGGATTGCGCCGTGCTTGATCCACTCGCGCATAGCACCCCACATGGCAGCGCGCTTATTGGCGTACTTCTCGCCCTGATTGCCGGTGTCGTAGCCACCAACGTCGTCCTTTCCACCGAATTGAACCTCGAAACAGTGGAGGGCCATATGACGTACGTTATCAACAACGCCGCCACCAACACCGCCACCATCAATAAATATTCCATCGGGCCTATACGCATGGTAACCGTCGTTTATCCGGGTGGCGAGTTCGACGGTGTTGAGCCCTCGATAGTATTGCCACTGGATGGTTCGGGCGTCACGGCCTTTGCGAAAAGCGATGACCGACTCATTGCTGCCGAATCGAGCCACGTCGCATCCAAGGGATAAGGGATCTGAGAGAGACGTAGTGACGTCTCTAAGCATCGCCGCGTCCACGTCTGCCGCGCTGATGAATTCCATTTCGCCGTGTCTCGGGAATTCGCCCTTGATTCGAACTCGGCAAAAGTCACTATCGTCGCCATAGGCTTCTATCCAGCGGTTGATTTGGTCTTTATTAGTGATGCTAACGGTTCGACTATCCAGTTGTATGTTTTGCCACCATTTACTAAATCGCCCACCCGCAAAGCATTCTTTAAATCGTCCGGTGTTTCGAGTAGGATTACCAAACGCAAGCCAGATAATCTCAGTGTCACTGTCTGTAAGGGCACCTTCAACGACCTCCCATATCATATCCGGAATTGCCGAGGCCTCGTCCATTATCATCAGGATGCGCTTGCCTTTGTTGTGCATCCCGGCGAAGGCTTCGGTGTTCTTCTCACTCCATGGGACTTGGTCTATGCGCCAAGTCCGCTCACGCGACGGGTCCCGGCTAAGGAGGGCCGTGGCAGTGAGGTAGAAGTTATCCTTCCCGATGAAGAGGTTGAACCACTTGCCGAGTTCGGCCCAGGTCTTGGTTTTGAGCTGAGCCTCAGTATTGGCGGTGATTACGCCGCGCGTGTCAGGCGCGGTGGCGAAGGCCCACAGGATAAGCCACGCCACCAGCGCCGACTTGCCTACACCGTGGCCGGTGGCAGCGGCAAGCTGAATAGCCGAGCGAAGAGGGAGCCCCGCTTGGACGCGTTTAAGGACCTCAAGCTGCCACGGTTCAGGTCCTATTGCACGCTCAAGCGTGGTTCCTTCTTTGCCCCAAGGAAAGGCGCTGAGCACAAACGCCACAGGATCCTTGTTGCACGAGGCTAACCATGCGAGCAGTTCGTCCAATGCGGGGCCCCTCTACGCGCACGACGACCCTTCAAGTCATGCGCGTCTCTTGAACGGCAGCGGTGCCGTCACAGGAGGCAGCACCGCCGGTTTCGGCTGTACCGAGGTCTGCGGCGACGGCACAGCTTCCACTTGTTTAAGCGCGTTGAACTTGCGTATACGTTCTTCCAGCTCCAGCCCTATGCCAACGTTCACGTTGGTTGAGGTGGTGTGGCGGCCGAAGCCGGTTCGATCAGCCATCTCGACGGCAATGGCAAGTGCTGTCTTAGGACTGACTGTCTCACCGGCCTCGTCCATCTCTTCAAAGTACTGGGCTAAGTGTCGCGCGGCAGCTTGACGTAACCATGTTGAAAGGGTCGTGTATTCCGCATTGGCGTCGATGTGCGCCTGTTCAGCCTTTTCTCGCTTTTTGGCGACTAGGTCTTGGAACGCCGGGTCGGATTGAAGGGTACGAAGGCGTTCGTAGCTGTAACCTGTGACTGTCATTACCTCCCCTGTTGTGTGGCCGAGGGCGAATAGCAGGGCCACCCGATGATGGGCGTCCCTAAACTTTGTGATCTTCGGCGTAGCCCGGCGTTCACGGAGTAGCGCCGTGTCGGCTTGAGTGAGTTCACGAACTTGGCCGATCGTGACCGGCAGCCTAGGGAGCCTCATACTCGTCTCACAAAGCTAGATACGGCGAGGGGCGCTCTCGGCGCCCCCTTCCGTTGAAGGACCAGCTGCTTCCCGTTCACCAGCAGCTCAATGGGAACTTTGGGCCGCTCCTTCGTCCGAAGCTTGTGCACCTTGTTGTGCTTCGGTTGGTGCTGCTCGATGAGACTCTTTTCCACCTCGTTGAGGTCAGCTGCGGCTATCGGCTTGATGAAAACATCATCGAACCGAATAGCCTTGTCCGCCAACCAACCAGCCGCCCGCCTACCTCTGGCTATGCCTCTGGCCGCCGATGCATGGGTGTACAGTCGGGACAACGGCTTTCGGCTCTGCCCGACGTAAACCACATCTCCTCTCCACATAAGCAGATACACGCACGGTTGGAGGAGCCAACCCGCGTTTACGAATCCCATCATGAACCCTATTATACCACAGCTAGGATTTATAAACAAGCCCCTTTGTGAGGCTTCTTGTGGTACAAGGATTGTATTACAATGCGAAATTTTTATTTCGGATAGACAGACGGTCGCCGCCCGCCCGGCGCGCCGACTTTTGGCCCCCCGCCCCCCGTCGCCATGACCATCGCCATTACCATTGCACCTCGCCATGCTGATGGCCATCAGCATGAGGCATCGGGCATCGGCCGCCCTTATCGCCCCGTTGTACTCCCCTTGTGATACCCTCATGCACTGATAGACCGACCTAGGCCGCGTGGCCGAATGTGTCTGCTCTCTCTTCTCTCTCTCATCATCTCAGACAGACAGATTTACGAACGCGCGCTACCCTCGTCTATCAGGCAATCAGGGGATCACTAGGGGCCGACAAGGGTGCGACAAGGGGTCGCACTCGCCTGCCACACAATCGACACAATCGAGGCGCGACAATCCCACATCGCAATGGCATCCCGCCACGCGACAATATGAGGATCACGGCAATGGCAAAGTTCAATGATGATGTGACTTGGATCAACGACGTTGCAGTTCCGACCGGGCTCAATGGCTTGTGGCAAGCGCGCAGCGAAGCTGCCAAGCGGGCCGCCGAGGCACGTGAGGCATTCGAACAAGCGTTCGTTGAGCACATGCACGACAACGGGCTGCCGCGTAGCCGCTCGTTGGTTTTCAATTATCGGTTCGGTAAGCTCAGTGTCGCCGAGGTGGCCGCTGAGGCGCCCAAGGCTAAATCCACTGCCAAGGGTCAAACTGATCTGGCATCGTTCTATGCCTCTCAGCTTGGCAATGGCCGCCGCATCTGACCCATCAGCATACTGTGCAGTACGGGCGGCCTAAGGGCCGCCCTTTTTATTAGAGGCATTCCGCCTCTGGAGGTAATGGCAATGGCAATAACACCTTATGACGTGGCACGCGCCACCATAATCGCTATCTGCGAGGCTATCGTAGAGGCTATCAACGACATCGGCCCAGGTGGCACAGATGCAACGACGCTAATGGTCTACTGCACTGAGGGCGGCCTAGACGCTGGGAGCTTTATCGCCATCATGGACGCGCTTGTGCAGATGGGCCGTATTCGCTGCGTACATCATCGCTACTACCCGGTGCGGCAATGAGCGATCTGGAGCGCGCCGTGTTGCTGGCAATAGCGGCAATGTTCTATCTAATGGTTTTCTTGGATAGTGCAGGCATCCTGTAGCAGAGCACAAAAAGAAAGGGCCGATACCTCAACGGGTATCGGCCCTTTTCGTTTGCGCTCTCAACAATCGGCCCGACCTAGGCCGCTCAATGGCCGCTCAGTCGCCCACAAATGGCCGCCGGTTCGTTTTCACACCGACCGGCTACCTAGGTAGCGGCCACCTCACCAAATCGCACCAGCGACGCCCTAATCGGCTTTGGTAATCGGCTACCATCGGCTACCGGCGCCGTGTTACGCTTATTGCGCTGTATGCTGGTGTGTGCCGCCGATAGTTTAGAACGATCTCGCTGCGCCAACAATGCACGCTCTTTGCATATTGGACACAACGGCACCAACGATCTCCCCTTCATGCGCCGTTCAGATGCAAACTCACAGTTAAACCACACCCGAGCTAAATGCAGATTACATCCAGCTCGCCTAGCATACTGCGTAAGCACAGCACCACGACCTTCATGGTGTTCCTTAAACCGTTCAGCCACATCACGGCCATTGCGACATATGCCAAGGTAATGACCAGCATGCTTATAGCGTGGTTCAATGTGGATGAGATAGATGGTGTAGCCGGTGCTCATGTCTGCACCTCATTAGCCCACGATTGAACATCATTCCAAGCGGCAGTGTTAAGCACCCATACGAGGTGAGCCCATCTGCCATCAACACCAGCATAGTCACAAGCACGCACAGCCGCCGTGAAATGATCCATGCGATAAGCCTTTCTACGCTTAACCCAGCTCTCCTCATGTAGCTGTTGGGCGTTGAGCACTATCCTACCAAATAGCTGCGGGGTCATGTTCGCTTCCTATATCCCTTGGTTGCATGGAGCATGTAATCAAGCTCACCAATACGCACAGAGGCAATGATCCGCCGATCCACTGTGCCTTTGCGTGTTGTTTGCCGCTTGATTAGCCGTACTGGCACCATGCTTACCTTGCCATTCTCATAGCCATAGGTAAAGCGTGGTGGCTTAACGTGCTTGTGTCTCATAGGAACGACCTCCACTTCTTAATGATCCTGAGTGCCACTTTATGCGGCTTCTTAATGCCCTTGCGTCTCAGATACATTGACAGCCACAGCCTAAACTGCGTCTCAGGATGCCAAGCGGCCATCTCTATGAACCGCTGTTGCTTCTTGGTTCTATATGGCATCACCATTCCCTCCACGTTTTGTATGTGTAATTCTTATCAAGCCAATCAATTATATCCGAATACTGCGGCATTTCCTTGCGCAGCTTGTCGTAATCCATACCAGCAGCGAGCAGCATTGCGATGGTGTTATACCATCCACGATACCAGTTATCATCTGGCCGAGCATTGAAATGCTTCCACATAGCATTATCAATGTCGATGAACGAAGCCGGTTCCTTGTGCCCTTTGCGGGTGAATGCTATACAGTGGGCCATGTTACACTCCCAAATCTTTCTTGGTTTCTCGGATCAGCACCGTTACCGTCTTATCAATCTCAGCAGAACTAAAGCTACTGAGCTTACCGCCCTGCGCTGATATTCCTCGCCAGATAAGCTCCCTTGCCAATGATTTCACCTTGGCTCGTTGTGCTCTGCGCTTACTGGGATGCAGCCTGTACAGCCTTGCAACTTCACTCTCAAATGTGCTCATCACACTCTCCTCTCAACGAATAATCGCCATTCCTCAACTTCGTCGTAATGCCACACACACCAAAACCCATCCTCCTCATCAACTATGAGGAACACGATGGGCTGACCATCACGATCGACAACAGCATAGGCGGCCTCATACTGCTCACCGTCTTTGCTCTTGAACGCGCATTTATGTATTGTTGGGAGATAATAGTTCCATGTCATCGCTGATCCTCCACAGCAAACTTCCAGCCCAGTGCCATAGTGCGCGTGATCTCATTCATGAGCAGCGATCCACCACGATGGCCGTTGCTGATGCCAATGATCCACGCCATCAATATCTCAGCATCATACGGCTCAACGCCTTCCTCCTCGAATAGGTCACATATCCTATCGACGACGGCTTGGTGCTCAATCACTATTTGTCTGGCTGTTTTCATCAGCATACCCTCAGCTTATCCAACATATATCGGGTGTTAAGGTGTGCTTGAATGCGCCGTAGGCTCTGTGGCGCATTGAACGGATTGCTACTTGTGCCCATAGCAACCACGCACTTGGTGGTTATGTCCCACAGCTTCCATTCATAATAGCCATCAATGTGCTTATTGCGGCTCATCTGGAATGGACAATCACGCTTCTTGCTCATCTTTAACCTCGTAGAATGCTAGTGTGAAGTCGCAGACCGGGAAAGCCTCAGCAGCTTGGACGAGGCTTTCAGCTTCAACTATTCCAACGAAGTCCTGTGTTTGCTTCTCGTATGTCTCTCCTTTGATTTTGACATAGATGTTGGTGGGTTTATACCGATACACAGCCACTTGCATCGTTACCTCCAATGTATGAAACCAGCAGCTTCAAGGAATGCTACCAGCATGAGCATGTAGAATGCCATCATCAGGAACACACGCATTGCGGCCTCCTTTGAAGAGCCTCCCCTCAATGACGAGGGGCACCTGTTGCGTAGGTGTCAGCTACAGAACGCAACTCTGTACTGAAGGCTCATAAGGGACAAAGAGAGGCGGTAGGTTTCCCTACCGCCTTAGTCGCCGTCGGTAGGTTCAGTTACCAACGGTATGGGTCTGTGCCTGTAGCTACCTTAGGCTCTTCAGCCACATGTGAATCATCACCAGCGGCAGTAGGCTCATGCACAGGTGGAGTGGGAAACGGTGTAGGTTCCCTAACCTCCTCTTTCGGCTCTTCACGATGGAACAGCTTCTTTGCCGCATCCATCCACTCGAATGCCTCATCGAGCTTGGCTTTCACCTTCTCAAGCTCTTCCTCCGCCGTCATGGCACGGAGTAGATGATCGTCACTCTCGCGCTGACTGGAATGGAGCTTATCGCTGAGATCCTTAATGCGAATATCATTGGCACTGATAGTGTCATTCGCATTAGCCAGATCACGATGCAGCACATCCTTCGTGCTACGCTCTGTATCAAGCTCACCCTGAAGCCTATCACGATGCTGCCGCACCGTATTCAGCTGCTCATTGAGCCATTGATTGGTAGCCTTAAGGCTCTCAACCTCTTCCTTGATACGCCGTTGCTCATGCTCAAGCTCTGCAACGCGCTTACCAAGCTCACTAGCTGAGACGATTGCATCGGCCGCTTTCGAGAACATATTGCGAATGCTTGTCATCTCAGCCTCCGTCGGGGCAGCAACTACATCAGTCATGACTTAACCTCCTGTTTATACAGATCCGCATCATTCACTACCGTAATGGTCATGCTCGACCAATCAGGGTAATTCTTCTTGACATGGGCATAAGCACCAAGAACGAACTTGTCTTGGCTGCCTTTACCCTCAGGACGTGGAACGTCAAACGTCCGCCCATCCTTTGTGTTAACTTGGATGTAAAGTGCCATCGCTGTGTGCTCATTGATGGAGAAATGGGGAAAGCAAAGCCACATTTCTGTGGCTTTGCCCTGTGCTCATACGATCCTGAGCTTGCTTACCAGTGTGCACTCCGGTAGTGGCCGCTCATTGCTCGTACGATTGAGGCTCACTGTGTACAGCAATGAGCCTCTGGTAACTGTTAGTGACGGGCAATCGGTTGACCCGGCCGCCCTCGTGTCTGCACCATAGCGGCTTGCTTGGCGCTCGTAGCAGCCTTTGCCTTTTGCTTCTTAGCCTCGGCAGCAGCCACCTTGGTGGGAGACGTCTTGATGATGCTCTTGACGTCGATCTTGACAGGCACCTTCGCCCTCTCTTCGAGGTTCTTCGTTGCCTGCTCGATGAGACTTGCATCAGCCTCAAGCAGCTGGTTAGCTGCCTTCGTAATCTCACTGGCTTCCACATGGGAAACCTTGATGCCTTGGCGTTTCATCTCATCCTTGATGAGGTTCTTCGCCAAACGCCGAGCCTCGGTCATAACCACACCGGGCACTTTGCCAGCCTTGGCAGAACGGCCACGCTTGGGCATCTTGCCAACCTTGAGATCCTCAAGGTTCTGCATTGCGATTTCCAAAGCCGCTTCCTTACGCTTCTCCTCATCTGGATAATTGGCTTTGGTAATCTTGCTCATCCCCTTGTTGAGATAAGCCTTAACGCCTTCAGCCAAACACCACTTGTAGAGTTCCTCATCGGACAGATCCACATCGGTGTCCACTTGAAGGCTATCCTTCGCCTTCGTAATCTGGATGTCGAACACGGCCACATTGGCCTCCTATGTTGTGTGGGATTGTAACGCCGAGATGTGCAGCACCATCATGGTGACGGACAGGATTGCCTCTTACACACCTCGGCACTACCCAGATATGATACGCCATTGCGATGGCTTTGTCTATGTGACAAATTGTCGCACCCCCGCCTTGAGCCATGCGCTGGGCGCATACCAGCTCTGCGCTGGGCGCATAGCTATTCTTATCAGACTATCAGGTAATCAGATACATCAGACTTGACTTTTTTACCGTTTTATGGTATAATGTTAGTCAGAATGGGAAAGCATAAGTAATAAAGGCGCAGCACGATGAGCAACCGAATAGTAGTAATAACAGCCGCCGTCCTTGTTGGTGGAGTGATAGGCTACCTAATCGGCCAATACACCGGCGGTGAGACTGCCTTACTAGGTGCCCTTACCGGCGGCCTCATTATGATGGTGCTCAAGTAGGCCCAGCTCCCCATGAAACGATCCCGCCAACACAAAGGAATAGTGTGATGTCCGCCACAGTGACAACCTTCCGACCTCCGTGGGCCATTACCTGCTGGGTCGATGACGAATACGTGTACGTGGAGATGCCGGGCGAAACAATGCCCTACATCCAACGGCACGCTTTGAGCGAGGCCGGTTTTGCCAAGGCCCTCAATGTTCTCCGCGAAGTCCACCGGCAGCATCCATTGAGGCCGATCGGCCGATCCAAATACCCAATGCCAACGCCAAAGGTCACGCACCCCCGACGCGGCAAGCTGCCTCGTGGTGAGTTCACCCCTGAGCAGCGCCTAACCGCCCTCGCCCTCGTCAAGAAGATGGGCCTGAAATGACCTGTCCCTATGGCGAGTGTCGCATGGTCAACCTATGCCGTAACCATTGTGTGAGGAAGGCGCTGGAAGACAACGGCTGGCGCCTTAACACCCAAGGTGATCTGGAGAAGATCAATGAGTCCGATCGAAGAAGCACTAAACTCCAACCTGCCCGATGATTGGCAAGTCACCAACCTATCCGAGCTAGGCGACAGGGATTGGCAAGTGATCTGCTCAGACGAAGTCCACGTCGTCATCGCCACCGGCGACACCATCGAAGATGCCATCCTACATGCCGCAGCTAGAATCTTTGATGGAGTTTACGCCGGGACGCTCTTCGGTGCAGCTAAGCGCGACGAGTTTGAGGGTAAAACGATCCCGCTGCTATCCCTCCTTGGCTTAGAGAAGCCCAAACAACCATTCAATCGCCGAGTATGATCCCAGTACCAACATCCATTTGGCAAATCATCATTCCAGCCGTCGTCATACTCGGCGTGGCTGGGTTTATCCGTTTGTTCATGCCCAAGCAACCCACAGACATTAGAATACCAATCATTAAGGGGCCACCACGCTCCAACTGGTTGGGCACCACGTTGCACGGCGGCACATGCCCTGAGTGTGGGCACGACTACTTCTTCGTTAGGGTCGACATGCTCTGTTGCGACAAATGCAAGACGGCCTATCGAGTTTTCAATTACGGTCACGGCCAAGTGTGGGCCGAGATCGTTAACTAAAGGGGACTCCACTACCAAACGGGGTAATATGAAAGGAACTTCAATGAAGAAGCTACTATTGGCCACAGTGATGGCAATGACGCCAGTTGCTGCGATGGCCGACGTCACCATAATTGACAAACTAAGTGGTACTGGTGACAACGTGGTGTTTGACTCTCAAGTAGGTGGTCTCATCCTTGGGAGTTTCAACGGCCAAAATCAAGGGGTCGTTGACTTCACCGACCTGTCTGGAAACGCACTGTTTGTGGGTGCTCAGAATGGCAACGACATCAAGATTGCCAACACGAGCGACCTTCAGATACAGGTCTTTGACGCAACCAACACCTCGGTGTTGCCAACTGCCACTGACGTGTTCTCTCTGAAAGGCACCGGGACCGTGACAGCATTCGTCACCGCCAACGAACCGGGCGGCGGCACCACGTTGTTCACGTTCAACCTCGGCATGATTGACCCGAACGCACAGTCCGGGTTCACGTTGTCGGCCATCAACGGCGAAACGATCAACATGTACACGCTGCTCGATGTTGGTGGTAACATTACCGACTTCGAGCACTATCGTGTCGACGTTGCCACTAGCGCTGTACCAGAGCCAAGCACGTGGGGCATGATGTTGCTGGGCTTTGTCGGACTAGCCTTTGCCTTCCGTAGTCGGCGGAAGGTAGTCGGCCTAGCCTAACCAACAACCAGAGGGGAGGGACGCAAATGTCCCTCCATTCCCCATGACCGTACCTACCAAAGGAGAAACCTACTTCAAACTAATGGAGCACCTGCGTCTGGCACAGGAAGACGCGGCAATGCTAATGCACCTTGAACAAGCGGAGGGTGGCGCAGCTGGCACGGTCATAGGCCGTGGCTGGTGGCACGTCACCGAGAACCTAAAGAAACTGCAAGGACACATCACTGTCCTTGCCAAACGAGGTCTGCAATGACACAAGACGAAAGGACTATGATTAAGCTGCTGCTGTCGGGCCTAGAGCCCTTCCATAGGGCAATCGACAGCGGAGGGAAGTACACACCGACGCCCGACGATTACATCAACGCTGCCACTGTCTACAAGACGGTCTATGAGGAGGTAAAGGGCGTCGAGGAAGGAGTCACGATATGAAACAACATACCCCACCTAAAAGCATTCTGTCCTTCAAGCAGAGGATGGAAGTCTATAACTTTGTCAAGGAGGTTGGTCACGTTGACCCCGATGGTTACTGGAAGTACAACGACGCCTATTCTGACAAGTCTATCGCTGCGCACTTCGGCTTCACTGAGCAGAACGTAGCCTCAGTTCGTAAGGGCCACCTCGGCAACCTCAATCCTCAAACTGGCTCCCCGTTCATCAAGAAGGTCTACGATCTTGAGGCTCGTGTCCAGCGGCTTGAGGAGCTGCTCGACGCCTATACGTTCCCGAAGGAAGTCCATAAATGAAAAGGTCTGCGAAACATGCAAAAGCTGCCAAAGCTAATCGAACAATTACTCTCACGAGCGAGGAAGCGGCCACGATACGTGAATCCCTTTCCCGACCTCTCGGTAAGGTCCAGCTCGGCGAGATATTCTTCCTTGTCGGCATCCTTCGTCGCGTCACCGACACCAAAGCGCCGGGCGCGCATTGATTGGAGGGCCGTCGGTCGATGAGTATCCTCAGCGACATTGTCTCCAACACGGTTATGCCAAAGGAGGCCCTGCCTCCCACCGACGAGCAGGCCCACTACCTCGATCTGCTCCTCGGTACCGACGACAACATCATGATGAACGCCCTTGCCGGTACAGGCAAGACCACCACCCTCGAAATGGGTGAGAAGCGCGTCAAGGTCCCAACGATCCTCTACCTAGTGTTCAATACCAAGAACGCCAAGGAAGCCAAGGGCCGGATGCTCTCAACCACCGACACCCGCACCTTCAACGGCTGTGGCCACATGATATGGGGCCGCACCACCGGCACAAAGCTCACCCTCAACACGAAGAAATGCAATGATATTCTCAAAGTCATCATCCAAGAATCGCCGAAGAAGCTCCACAAGGAGCTATGGGACGTCTACTTTGAAGTCCTCGCTGGAGTCGGCATGGCAAAGTCCCTCGGATACATTCCAGATGGCAAGTTCCCTGATACACAGAGACTCTGTACACAGGAGCAGCTCATTGGCGCAATGGAGGAACAGCCAAGTGATCTTGTCATCGATCTTGTCGACGCAGTCCTCTTCGCTTCCATCAAAGCCGCTTACGCCGGATCAGTTGACTACAACGATCAGGTTTATATGCCCGGTGTGTTCGGTGGAGCATTCCCTCGATTTCCCCTCATCCTCGTCGACGAATACCAAGACCTCAACCCCGTTAACCATGCAATGCTTACACGCCTTGTCAAAGGGCGCATTGTTGGAGTTGGCGATCCGTGGCAGAACATCTACGGATTTCGTGGAGCTAAGGCTAACGGCATGGCCGAGGCGAAAGTCCAATACTCAATGACCAGCTGTGACCTGTCTGTCAGCTTCCGATGCCCCGAGAAGGTAGTTGAGGCTGCCAGATGGCGCGTTCCACACTTCAAATGGTTAAAGCCGGGAGGGCACGTTGAGCGACTCGAAGGAATGGAGGCTGGAGATTTCGCTGACGGGGCGGCAGTCATCTGTCGAAACAACGCTCCGCTTTTCAAGCTCGGTATGCAACTTCTATCGCACGGCCGTTCTGTCACCGTTGCAGGGTCAGACATTGGCCCTAAGCTTATCGGCACTATGCGAAAGCTTGGGCCTGAACATTCCCCTAAAGCTTTTGTCCTTGGTGCTATCGAGGATTGGAGAGCCGAAAAGCTCGCCAAAGAGTCCTCAACCGCCAACGACATGGCCGACTGCATGAAGATCTTTGCCGGATACGGCGACGATCTCATCACCGCCATCAAATACGCCGAGCATCTCTTTGCTCAGCAAGGCACGATGAAGCTCCTCACTGGCCACAAGTCCAAAGGGCTTGAGTTCAAGGACGTCTACATGCTCGATCCTTGGCTGATGAAGAGCGACGACCAAGACCTAAATCTACGCTATGTAACTCAGACGCGATCTCTGAACCAGCTGTTTGAGGTCAGCTCTGACACCATCAGGTGGGAGTAAGATGTCATACCCAACATCGTCAATGGCCTACAAGGATTGCTACGAGGCGCTCAACGCTGCCTTGGAGCATCCCAAAGGCGTTAAGATCCCATGCGAAACCCGAGAAGCTGCCGAGCGGCTACGGGCTCGTATGCACTACGCACGAAAGCTAGACAGAGATGACAACGCTGCCATCTATCCAGAGACAGATCACCCACTACACGGCCGATCACAATACGACATACTCGTCGTTCGCGTTAGCATGAACGGCAACCGCATATGGCTGCGCCTTGAGCCCAACCAATCCTTTGCTGATGTCATCGAGCCAATCGACGACGATTATCAACCGCTGCCACCTCCACCATCAGAACCCATCAAACCACTCACCATCCAACCGGTACCATTCAGGAGGCGCGTATGACCGACTGGCTTGCCCTTTGGCTTAGAGCACAAAAGGCCGAGATAGGCCTCGCCGTCCCGACCGACGATCAGCGCGAGGTGGCACGCCAGTTGTACAAGGCCCGAAACAAGAACCCCGACCTTGCCAACGTGCGTGTGTGCTTTATGCCAAACGGCGAAATATGGCTGGTCAAGAACCAAGTGAAGGTTATCGAATGAACACCAGCCCTACCTACCTCACGTCGATCCGCCTATACCTCCACGACGTAGAAGAGCTAGAACGCATCTACGGCCGAGGCTGGACAGGCTATGTCCGTGAGATCATCCACCGCCACCTAAGGGAGCGGCGCGCCAAGGTTAACTACGGAGTACAAGATGAGCACGATTAACGAGATAATGGACACACCACCAAACGAACTGAGACCAGAAGATACCAAAGCCCTCGTAGCATACCATCGTGAGGCCCGTGCACGGCTTGACGCTGGGGTAAAGCCAAAGAAAGACCGACCGAAAGTAGAACTCGACATCTCCCACATCATCAAGCAGATCAAACCAGCATCCACACCAGACAAACCCAAATTCGTGAGGCGCGTATGAGCATCCTCAACCAACAGATCAAAACAGTAGAAGACTTCACGATAGAGACCGTAGCTGAGGCCCCGTCACCGTTTTTGCCTAACTCCAACATCCAATGGGCGTGGGACTCAACTAGCCTGAGCTATCTCAAGCAATGCCCACGCCTCTACAAGTACATCATGATCGACGGCTGGCAGAGCGAGGGCGAGTCTATCCACCTCCGCTTTGGTGCCGAGATCCACACCGCCTTCCAGATGTACCACATGATGCGCACCGGCGGTGTCAACCACGACGACGCTGTACACGAAGTCGTGTTCGATACCCTCAGCCGCACATGGGGCTGGAACCCTGACCCTGAAGAACGGCCCGGCAAGTATAAGAACCGCCACACTCTTATCCGAGCCATCGTCGACTATCTGGACAAATATGAAAACGACCCCGCAACAACATATATTCGGGCCCGTGACGGCACTGCTGCTGTTGAGTATTCTTTTCGTTTTGAGTTGGACTTTGGACCACGGGCGGCTGTATCCACGAGAGACGGAGAAGACGTACTATCCCAGCCCTATGTCCTGTGCGGACATCTGGACCGTGTTGTCACCTTCAACGATAGCGTGTTCGTCATGGACTATAAAACGACCACATCGACTCCCGGCCCTCACTACTTCGATCAATACGACCCACATAATCAGATGAGCCTCTACACCCTAGCTGCCCAACAGATCTTTGAAGAGGTACCCGTCAAAGGTGTCATCATCGAGGCTATCCAGTTAATGGTTGACGAGTCGCGCTCTACCCGTGGCATCACCTTCCGTAGCTCTGGCCGCCTGATGGAGTGGACCACCGATCTCGAATACTGGCTCGGCATGGCCGAATACTATGCCGAGGTGGGTTACTGGCCGCACAACGATACGGCCTGTGACAAGTTCGGCGGCTGTCGCTTTCGTGAGATATGTCAGAAAGACCCGGCCGTTCGAGAGAAGTTCCTAGCTTCATCATTCAAGAAAGGAACTCCTTGGAATCCACTACAACCTAGATAGTCACCTTTGGAGGGGCCACTCTATGACTACCTATGTCATAAACACGACCGTCGTCAACCTAGAACACCGTTTCAAACGTTTCCACGTCGCTGGGTTCGGCCCTGACTCTGTCTTCAAGACCGAGCCCGTCGGCTGGTTCGTGCACCTAGAAGGCTCACATGAGTCCCTATACCTCGGCACAGACCGGCCTGAACTAGACTCCGGGGACCCCGTCGAAATACGCATAAGGAAAACCAATGCCCAGCCTAGCTCAGCACCAAAGTAATGAGTTTGTAAAGGTTCTCATTGTCGGGGATCCGAAATCAGGGAAGACCAGCTCGCTCGTTTCGTTAGTTGAGGCTGGCTATCTGCTGCGTATCCTCGACATGGACAACCTTCTCGATCCACTCAAGTACCAAATCCTTGCGCGGTGTCCGCATCTGATTGGGCACGTTGAGTTCCGAACGCTTAGAGATAAGCGCAAAATGACACCATTAGGACCAGTAATCGATGGACAACCAAAAGCCTTCATTGAAGCAATCCGGATGTTCGACCATTGGAAGTACGATGACGTCGATCTCGGTAGACCCGCCGAATGGGGCAGTAATATTATCCTTGTGGTTGATTCCCTCAGTCGTCTCTGCGATTCGGCGTTTGACTGGAGAGAACCTCTCACGCCTAAAGGACGTTCAGGCGACTATGATAAACGAGCGACTTACGCTGACTCTCAAAACGCGATCGAAGACGTCCTCGCCGGGCTCACGTCGCCGCTCTTCCAAACGAACGTCATCGTCATCGGACACGGTCAGTACCAGCCCCAAGTCGTTGGACCCGACCAAATCTTCCCACAGGGAATAGGGCAGAAGCTCTCGCCGAAGATCCCTGCCTATTTCCCCAACTATATCCGCTACGTAAACAGAGGAGGCAAACGCACAATCCAACTAGAATCAGACTCACAGATTAGCTTGGCAACGGCTAGGCCACTTGAGCTTAAGGCGCTGCCAGCAGAGACAGGACTCGCAACGCTATTCGAGGCGCTGCGAGGGAAACCAGCATCCAAACCAGCAACCAGACCAGTTGCTCTCAAGAGGATATAACCAATGGCTATCAGACCACAGCAATCAGTACGACGTGATCTTACACCCAAGCCTGAGCCCGAAGAGGAGAAGGCAACCAGCTTCTCTGCCATCCTCGACCAGCAGGTCGAAGACGCCGAGCGGCCAAAGCCTCTCCCCGTCGGCACGTATCTCTGCGTAGTTACTGGGCTCCCTCGGTTCGACAAGTCGTCTCGTGCACAGACGGACTTTGCCGAGTTTACCCTGCAACCGACGGAAGTCTACGACGACGTTGATAAGGATGAGCTGGAGGCGATGGGCGGTCTGGAGAACCGCACCCTTCGCATCACCTTCTGGCTCACGGAGGATGCCAAGTGGCGCCTCCGTAAGTTTCTTGAGGATTGTGGCATCGACGTCTCTGGCAAGAGCTTTCATGAGGCTATTGAGGAAGCGCCCGGCCAGCAGGTGATTGCCAACGTCACTCATGATCCTGCCAAGGACGGCAGCGGCCACTACGCCGTTGTGAAGTCTACGGCAGCAGTGAAATAGTCGGGTACCTCGTCAGCCATAACCCGACTAGGTCCCCCGTCGAACCTGTTTGTCACAGTCCCCGGCGGGGGACCACCTTCCCCCAATGGAGAAATCCCAATGCCTGAACCACCAGACGTAAACCTACAAGAGATGGAAAACTTAATGGCTGGGCAGCCAGCTAAGACCAACTCCGGTGAGCAACCCAAGCTGTCTCACCCACTCAACCGTGAGCGATGGAAAACCCACGGCAACTTCAAGGACAACGCCAAGCTCTCTCAAGCATTGAAGAAGATCGGCCACGAGGCACCCGGCTGGGGCAAGATGACCGATGTCATGCGCGAGGTGTATGATCAGGAGATGATGAAGTGGTCACGCATCCTATCCGGCCGATCAGATTACCGTGAACACTGGGAAGACATCGGCGGCTACAACAATCTTCAGTTGGAAGATATGCGATGATCGACAGGAGAAGCCGAGACTGTGTCCGCATCAAGGTGTGGAACGAGGACGGCGATCCATTCTTTGTTTACTTCTACGGCCTAACGGAGAAAGACCTGTGCGAGATTCCCAACCAGTACGTCAGCGCAATGATCAGGCGCCGTCACTTTGAGAGGTGCACATCGTCCCTGTTCACAGTGGAGCAGGTGCGATGATCCTCCTCGTCGGCGAGGCTTGGGGCGAGAATGAAGAGCGTGTGCACGTTCCATTCGTTGGCGCCGCCGGGGTGGAGCTACTGAAGATGCTCGTTGAAGCCGACATCATCGAATGGACGAATGGCGATGCAGATCTCCTGCATCGCTATTACCGCACCGGCCAGCCCCAGCACCTCGGCCAGATTTGGCTCAACCACACCGACGCCGTACGCACTACCAACGTGTTCAACATTCGCCCTCGGTACAACAAGATAGAGAACTTTTGTGGCACCAAGGCCGAAGGTATCGTCGGTTACCCATCTCTCTTCAAATCCAAATACGTTCGGGCTGAGTTCATCCCCGAACTAGAAAGGCTTGGTGATGAGATCGTTGACCTTGAGCCTGAGCTTACTATCTGCCTCGGTAACAGTGCTCTTTGGGCTTTGGCTGGTTCTACAGGGATCAGCAAGCTCAGGGGGACGACTCGTTATAGCACTCATACTGCTACTGGCTACAAGCTCCTTCCTACTTATCATCCTGCTGCTGTTCTCAGGCAGTGGGAACTCCGGCCCACGGCGGTAGCCGATCTCATCAAGGCCAAACGGGAGTCCGCCTATCCTGAGATCCGCCGCCCACACCGAGAAATCTGGATCGAACCCAATGTCGAAGACATACGGACGTTCATCAACACGCATGTGCGCAACTGCCGGGTCCTTAGCGTGGACATCGAGACTTCTGGCGAAGACGTTACTTGCATCGGCCTCTCGCCGAGACCAGACCTTGCGCTCGTTGTGCCGTTCTTTGACCGGCGGAAAAAGAACCGCTGTTACTTCCCTGATCTTAAGACAGAGATACTTGCTTGGGATCATATCAAACGAGTTCTCGAAGATCGAACGATCCAAAAGGTCTTCCAGAATGGAATGTACGACATCGCCTTCCTCTACCGATCCGTGGGTGTGCGAGTCCGGGGAGCCGAGCATGACACCATGCTCCTCCATCACGCACTTCAACCAGAGAGCCTTAAAGCTCTTGGCTACCTCGGCTCCATCTACACCGACGAAGGCGCGTGGAAAACTGAGCGCAAGACTACAACGATTAAGAGAGACGAATGAAAATCAAACGTGACGCCTTCCTCTACTACGACGGTACCCGACGTGACTTTGCTCAGTGCGGCTCGTGCTGGCTGTTCACTAGCAAAGCGCGCTGCGTTGTGCTCCAAATCCCCGTCAACGCCGAAGACTCTTGTGGCTATTACGGCAAGGGTACATGGCATCCCGGCATCAACGAAGCTGACTACCCAGTGTTCACCCGTGAAGAGGTCGGCTACGTGCGCCGTCAGGTGCGGTGTGAGAACTGTGCCCATTTCGACGCCGGGCGCAGCGTCTGCTACCTATTCGAGACCCTCAACAACGAACTGGAGCTATTCGACCTCGATGTTAAAGTCATGCCCAGAGGCTGCTGCAATGCCCAAGTACCCAAAGCCTAAGCCCGATCCACATAAGTGGGAGGAACTAGAGACCGTCCGTAGCAACGGCGGCCACATCCGCCTTCGATGCAAGAAGTGCAAGAAGGTCGGGTTCAAGGACATCGAGACCGGCATCATCAAGACCTTCGCCGAAAGGTGTGAGAAATGACACGCGAGGAAGCACTCCAAGCGCTATCCCGCCGAGCGAAAGACAGGAACCTGTTCTTCTCATTCAAGGGAGTAGCGCCGACGGTTGAGACCAACGAAGACTATGATGGAGAGTTCGCCGCATTCACCCAATACTTCGGCGGCTTCAAAACTATCAACGACTACGGCCAACGGGTTGGCATCGAGAAGTGGGTAATATACGACGAACAGTGCGAGACTCTAACCAAAGAGTTGATGGAACGACGCGACTTCCAGCTGTCTGGCAAGTACGAGTATGCCAGTCAGATGCTTGCCACAACCATCCCGCAACGCGCCAAGTGGGGACGCCACCGGTGAAGATAATCGCCACCCACAATTCCGATCCCGCAACCTACACGCCCATGGAAAGAGAGTGGGTTTACAATGGTATCGACGCCTGTATCACCGGAGAGATCCTCAATGTTCTGCTCCCACAGCTGGACAACCACACAGCAGCCACATATAGCTTTTCGAGAGAGCTACAAGGTCCAGTGCTCGAAATGCGGCTGCGTGGCGTTCGAATTGACCATGCACGTAAATCAGCAGTTATCGACGAATACTATGATTTACTTGAGCGCCTTGAGCAACAACTTGAAACAGTTGTGCTTGATGGCGTCGGCCTTCCTTACTTCAACTGGAGATCGAATGACGACAAGAGGGCCCTCTTCTACGACGCTCTCGGCATTCCCGTCATTCGGCGACAGGGGCGACCGACGGTAGACATCGCCGCACTCGAAAAGATCCAGACCGAGTACCTGATCGCCCGGCAGATCTGTGCACATCTGTTGATGATGGGCGAACTGCAAAAGAAGATCCAAGTCCTTAAGACGGAGGTAGACAAAGATGGCCGTATTCGTACTAGTTACAATATTGCTGGTACTAACACTGGTCGGTTTAGCAGCAGTTTCAGTGAGTTTGGTACTGGTGGGAACCTCCAGAATGTCGAGGAGTCACTCAGATCAATCTTCATCGCCGACAGGGGAATGAAGCTGGCCAAGTTCGACGCCAAGAGCGGAGAGTCCTATGTCGTCGGCGCGATCGAGTGGAACCTCTTTGGGGATGGACGCTATCTGGACTCATGCGAGTCGGGTGATCCCCATACTGCCACAGCCCGTCTGTGTTGGCCGAACCTACCTTGGACAGGCGATCTCAAGCAAGATAAGGAGATCGCCAAAGGGCCGGGTTATCGGCATTACTCTCGTCGTGACATGTGCAAGAAGCTTGGGCACGGTTCGAATTACCTCGGCCAGCCAAGGACGATGTCAACTCAGACGAGAATCCCCATCTCCAAGGTCGAGGAGTTCCAGCGTATCTACTTCAACATCTACCCAGCCCACCAGAAATGGCATGCTCACGTGGACGACCGCCTCAGGCGAGACGGTTACCTTATCAATCTCACCGGGCGTAAGCGGTGGTTCTTTGGACGTCGAGGTGACGACTCCACGCTCAGGGAAGCGATCGCCTACGATCCGCAGGGTTCACTTGCCGACATCGTTAATAACGGCCTTATCAAGGTTTGGCGCCAAAGAGCGGCAAGCCTCTACATGCACGACCACGACGCGATCACGGTCCAGTATCCAGAAAAGAAAGAAGACGAAGTCATCCCGAAGATCATAGAGCAGCTCAAGTATCCGATTGCTCTGGCAGGCGGCCGGACGCTTGAGATTCCCTATGACTGCGTAGTGGGGTGGAACAGGGGAGCATACCATCCGGTCGACAACCCGGACGGCCTACGCGACTATACTCCGGGTGATGAAGGGAGAAGACGTACGCCCGATATACCTTTGCTACACAGGAAACAGTAGATGAAACCAAATGGCAGCGGCGCGCGTAAATGCGCATCATGGGTCGATGCCTTTGTGCAAACTACGGATAACCTAGAAGCACCACCACTATATCGCACATGGGCAGCATTGACCACAATAGGGGCCACACTGGAGCAGAAGGTTTGGTTGCAGACTTCAACCCCAATGTATCCCAATATGTATGTGTTCCTCGTTGGGCACCCCGGCGTTGGGAAGACTCGGACGATTCGAGCTGTCCGTACCTACGCTGCGGAGGTAGAGAACTTCTATCTTGCCCCAACCTCGGTTACTGCCGCAGCACTGGTAGATGCTTTGGCAGACTCAAAGCGGATTATTATGAACAAGGATGGGCCCATCGACTATAACACTATGATGTTTACAGCCGATGAGATGGGCTCGTTCATGCACAAGTGGGAAGACGATGTCGTAGCGCTGCTATCACAGTTCTATGACGTTGATGTGTACTCCCAGCACCGGCGCGGCAAGGAGATCAAGATCAAGATAAAGCGCCCACAACTGACAATCCTCGCCGGGACCACCCCGGCCAACCTAATGCGGTTCGTGCCTGAGAGCGCATGGGACCAAGGCTTCACGTCCCGGTGTATCTTGGTCTACTCAGAGGATCGGATCGTCACCGACATCTGGAGCGCTCGGCCGGGGATCATGGACAAGGATCTTCTGCATGACTTGAAGCTCATCAACAATCTCTACGGTCAGTTCAATGCCACACCCGACTACCAAGAGCTGGTCAACGCTTGGCGAGATGCAAACTATCATCCTGTTCCTAAGCACCCCAAACTGGTACACTACAACACTCGACGCCTTGCCCACCTTTTCAAGCTTTCCATGATCTCCTCGGTTGACAAAGGCGCCAGCCTGCTGCTCACGAAGGACGACTTCAACCGAGCTTACAACTGGCTCACTGGCGCCGAGGCGCTCATGCCAGACGTATTCAAAGCCGGTACGCCGAGTGCCGATGCCAAGGCCATCGATGAAGTCCTTCATTATATGCAAGCCACAGATAAAGGCAGCGGTGTCCAAGAATACATGATCATGGCCTTTGCCAAGGATCGTCTCAACATGAATTACTTGCCTAAGCTAATGGACACTATGGTAGCCTGTCGTATGGTTCGGCCGGTCGGTATCAATAAGACCACCGGCACCCGGATATGGAAGGTTACTTCTTCGGACGAGCCTCGCCAGTGATGAAGCCTTGGATCCACTCGTAGAAATTCCTTGGCTGTTTCTTATACGATCCGTAATTCAAATCATAGATGAACTGTAACGTGCGGCTTATCTGCGCCATTGGCAGCCCGGTTGTCATGCCGACGAGACCGCCAACATCCTTAATCGGGTGCTCTATCTTCCGGCTCTCGCCCTTAACATAGTGCTCGACGTCGCGCACAACAGAGCCAACCGCCTGAAACAGACTCAGCACCGACGGCCGTGGCGAGATGCCCTCGATGAAATACTCAGCAGCGTCGCGCATCAACCACACCGTCTGCAACGGCTGTAACAGCAAGGCCTTGCCGATGGTCCACCACCACGACTCGCCCTCTTTCCGCTGATTGAACAGCAACGCGCCGAACGCCGCCGGTATCAGCACCGATCCATATAGCGTGTTCATCGCCTTGCCATAGGTCTGCGCTCTCAGCTGCCCGGGGATCTGGCGCTGCCAGTTGTACATCGAATTAAAGAACCCATAGAATAGCGTAGTCAGCTTAAAGCCCTCGCTGCCACGCATCACCGCCGACAGATCGGGCAACCCGGCTGCGCCATGCCGCTCCCTCACTAATGAGTCGGCGGAGGCAGCAGCATCATAATCCGACCGGCCGAGTTCTTTCATCCGCTCAAACTCTGTAGCCCACGTAACGATCCGGAAACCCTGACTGACCTTGACAAGCGGCAAGAAGCTCTTCCTAACCACGTCCGCTTGGAATGCCTCCAAGCCCTTCTGCCTGACCGACTGTTCCATCCGCTCACGAAAGTCTCGGTCCATGTTCTTAAACGTGTGGGGAATTTCCATCGAGTGTTGGTAGGCAAGATCGGTGTAGTAGTCCTGCCGCGCCATCACCCTCGCCACATCCACCGGATTGAGTGCGCCGGTATCCGGCGACAGGATCACCTTCAGGTTCAGCCCGAGCGCATTGCCCATCAAGTTGAACCTGATCCGCCGGAGGATCCCGTTCATAGTCTTGATGGCTTCTTCATTGGAGTTGAAGTGATTGGCAATGCTCTTTAGCCACGGCTTGAACTGCTTGGCATACATATCACCGTAGTGGCCGGATATGGCGTTCATAATGTCTCGGTCGTGGATAACCTTGTTCGCCTGTATCACCGCCTCACGATATGAGATGTCGTGGATCTCCTGCTGTATCCGCGCCGCCATCAGCTCGATGGTACCTTGGAACTCAACCGGCCCAACAAACCCGGTGCGGGTCTTAACATAGTGATTTGCCGGGGTTGCCCGATGGAAGCCAGCCTCAAACAACGCGTCCACATCTGGCGCCTTCAGCACCACGCCTTCTTTGTAGAAGATCGGCCAGTGCCCACCCTTGAAGGTGCCGTGCGGCGTCACCACCTCCTCGGGCGGTATCCACTTGGGCGGTATCCCCGACGTCTCTCGATACACTTTGTCGGCCGCCTTTCGAACGAACTCCTCTCGGATGTCCCACATATCCTGAGCGAACTGCCAGTCCTCCTTGTTCAGGTTGTCCTTGAGAAACTTATCCATCTTGCCCATGTACTCGTCACGGTGCTCTCGACCAAAGTGCCCGTCGATGAACTTCTCCTTGTTCGACCGGTTGCCCCAGTTGACGGCGATGCCAATCGCGTCCTGCCGGGTCAGGTCATACGGCACGCCGAGATCGAGATCGAAGAACCAATCCTGTGGCAGCCTATCTTTCAGCGACCTTATCCACTCCTTGCCGCCGCCAACCTTACCAATCTCCTGCATTCGCTTGGACAGCCGCTCCTGCGCCCTATACTCATGGTGCTTGGACTCTGCCATCGGCCGAATGAGCGCATCGAACAATGGGCCTAGCGCCTCGTGGGTTGGGCTATCCAAATCCTTAACGATCTCCTCGATCCGCGTCAGCTCAGCGTCGGCCTTGAACCTCCACCTATTTAGGAAGCCCGGATCTTGACGCGGCATCGACGTGATCCGGCTGATGACGTCCCTCTTCCAATCGGCAAAGTCACGCTTCTCACCGCCGACGGTGATCTTCTCCACCTCCCTGCCGATGTACTCCAGTGAGTCGATAGCGTCTTTGATGTCATAGCGCTGCTCAACGGTCATGTCTTCCCATTGCGTCAGCGCGTCCGGCCGGGTCTTGATGTAATCATGGACCAGCGGGTCGTAGCCCTCGCGCTGGACGTGATCGACAAAGCTCTCCAGCGACTTGAACCCATGGGTATCTAGGGCGTCGATGATATAGTTCAGGTCTAGCCGAGTACCCTTGCCAATGCTCTTAATGATCTGCTGCAAGGCATACTGATATGGCTTGCTCAAGCCCTTGACGTCGGGCTTGCTCAGGCGCTTGATGGTATCCTCAAGCTCCTCCATATCCTTCTCAAACTTAACGGCCAGCTTGGCCTCGTGCGCGCCGAACTCGCGCCTCTGCTCCAGCCTAAACGCCTCGGTGTGGTCATCCTTCTGGAGAGCGTCAATGATCTTCCGCGTCGATCGGCCGGTCGCAGCGAGCAGCTTGTCGGCGTTGAGAGTCCTCGCCTTTCGTTTCATAAACTCTATCGTCGCCTGAGGCTTCAAGTTAGGTAGTGGAAGTTCTGCCCCGGCCTTCGTGCCTAGCAGCACCGTCTCTTCCTGAATCCTCTCAAGGATAGAACTGAGCACCAGCCGATCTTTGATCTCCCTTAGGATGTTCCCCGGCAACTCACCATACTTCGAGGTCATCTGGAACTCAGTCTGTGCGTCGATCAGCTTCCGCACGTACTCAGCCGGTCGAGCCCCGGTCTCATGCCGTTGCTTCTCCAATGCGATGATCTTATCAATCATCTCCTTGCCAGACTCAAAGCCGAAGAACCCAGCGATCTCATCAGGGTTGATGCCGTCCTTGGCTATCATCTCCCGAGGCATAGCCTTCTGCTGGTCCTCGTTCAGATAGTCCATGCCAATGGGCTCTGAGCGAATGCGCCGCCCGCCGCCGGGGATCTCACCATCTCGCAGATAGGCTAGTGCCATGACATCCGGCCGGGACTTGACGTATCGCGTAGCCTTCTCACGCTCAACCTTGGAGTTCTCTTTCCACTCCTTGGTCTGCCGCTTGGTCTCTTCTTTGGTTATCCGCTTCTGATCGTGCTCGTACTTCTCCTGCCGTTCGGCATCCATCGCCCTGACGTACCGGCGGTAGCTATCCTCGGTGATCCCATAGTCCCGAGCGTGCTGCATAATCCGCCGGTCCTCAACTGACAAGATCCCAGGCAGCTCTTCCTGCTTCATCTTGGTTGTCGGCGGCGGGGCTTTCTCTTCTGGCTTTGGCGTAGGCCCCACGCCCTTCTTCTCACCGGGCGCTGGGACTTCTTGATCCAGTCGGGTAGCTGCGTTATCCTTGATGACCCGCTGAACGAAGTCGGCGGTGCCCGGCCGAGAGTCACCCCTTTCGGTTCGAACGATGTAGTTCCCCATCGAGTCCTGAATGATGGCGAAGGTCCCGCCCTCCTTCTTCCTATAAACCCCAATGAACGGGTCTTGCTCCTCGATCATTGGGAACAGCGGTTGCATCCCCGCCGCCTGCTCCTCAGCCTCCTCAGGTGTGGCGGCCGGTTTGGTCTCTGGATGGGTCTTGGCTTCCTCTGGCGTGAAGCCCGACTCACGAACCCTAAGGCCCTCTTTGATCTCGTTGAAGACGTCACGCTCGATGTTAGCCGTTAGGTCAGACAGCTTAACCGGGATGTCGGTGCCATCTTGGAGGGCGACGCGGTAGGCATCCTCGATCCCCGGTACCCACCCCAGCAGCCCGTCATCTTTAGACGGCAACTTATCACCGTATAGCTCTTGGACAACCTCGGGCGTAATGCCCATGTCGAGATCGCCATGTTGCGCCACATACTGTCGGAAGTAGTCGAGTGACCGTTCCTTGGTGTTGGTCTTATCTGCCGACTGTAGCACCTTGCCAAGGTTCTTGACGTCGACCTTCGCCTGCTCCTTATGCAGCGTATCAACGGTCGGATCGATGCCGACGGGGATCTTCTTCCCGGCGGCGATGCGGTGGCCGCCCAAGCCAAGGACAGCACCAGCCACCATGCCTGCCTGTTCAAGCGCGCTTTGCTCGACGCCGGTCTGCTTGGAGAGTTCGTTCATTATGTTCTTGAACTCGGCAAAGACCGGCGCGAACATAATCTGAGGCAAGGCGTACATCACGTTAGAGATGGCCACGTTCCTGCGCTGTGTCTCCATCACCGACTTAGCTTGCACTTTGGCTGCGTCCTCACTTAGCCCTTGGTTCTTCATTATGGACTGAACCACGTCATCGAACTGAGCCGGTAGCTGAGCGTCTGCCCGCCCGGCCATAAGCTCGTCAATGTCGGTGATGCTCTTCCACCCTTCGTGCACCATATCCATAATGGTGACGTAGCCCTCGGGCAGGAACTTGTGAATGTCCTGCGTTACATCGTCCAGATTAGCGTAGTCATCATTGGAGACGTGCGACGCCAACGGATTGCTGTTCACATAGTTCTGGATCTGTGGGTTCTGCTGAGCGATGGCGCCAGCCGTCATGGCCTTGTGCATACGCTCGAACTCTGGCAGGTTATTATAGATGGTGAACGGGTCCATCCCAGCCGCTGTGCCGATTTCGATAGCTCTAGCAGCGTGGTCGGGGTTCTCGTCAATGAAGGCTGAGACGTTGGCCTGAGCCGACGTCCTTGCCTGTCCCCTAGATTGCTGAAGCTCAGAGTGCCAGTCTACGCCACTTAGGTCGGTCATTGGCTAGCTGTCCTAAACCTCTGCGGGTTCGATACCATCACGCCGATCTTGGACCCGTACAGTTTCCTGAACAGGACCTTGACATACTCACGCCGGATCATCTCGTCGGTCGGCTCGATGCCTTCTTCCTTCCAGATCGGGTCGTCGTGGATCTTCTCGTAAGCGTCGCTGGGAACATTGACGTTGTATAGCGCCTGATGGCCCCAACCCTCGGGATTGTACTGTCGGCCCCACGCATTGACGGCCACATTCTGCAACAGCAACCGGCCTATCTGCGTGATCTCAGACTGTGATGGTGGACGACCATTATGGCTGACTTGGAAGTCCTTAATCGCATCGCCCAGGTCAGCACGGTACCTGAGGTACAGGTCAGGGGCATCCCGGCGGGTGATCCCAGCCTGAAGCAGCTCACCCTCCATATACCCCATAGCCTTGTTCGACCGGGGATCATCCTTATGGGAATGGAGCATACCGATCTGCTGTTTGATGAACCCTACAGCAGCGCCGGTTGACAGCCCCTTAACGCTCTTGATGTCGGTATCAAGGAACTTCTGCCGGTCCTCATCCAGCTCGCTCTGCGACAGCGCATACAGATCCTTGTAGTTCTCAATGCCGCCGGGTCCCCACCCCTTCTGACCACCGGCGTTCTGCGCCAGCTGGTGGTAGAATGGTTTGCGCTGGTTATAGTCCATCGCCTCCCACGCCGCCCTCACCTCCGGTGACGACGCCACCAGCTCTTCCTCGGTGGACGGCATCTTATTATCGGGATTGAAGCCGCCGTACATCGCCTGATTGATGAGGTTGGTGTTGTGATAGAGCGCGTCACGCTTATCGATCAGCTCCTTCTGGTAGCCGCCCCTAACTCGATCCGCCATCACATCCGGCAACAGCGGGTCTTGTGGGTTGTACTGCCGAGCCCACGCCTGCCCACGCGCGACCCTCTGCGCCACTGGCTCCTCAGGCATCTTGATAGCATTGGGATCGACGGGCTTCTCGGTATTCCACGGCATCGAGTAATGGCCGGGATCCCACGAACTGATCTTGTCGTGCTCGCCACTCAACGGGGTTCCTGTAGCAGAGAAGCCCTCCTTGATTGCCTTCTCAAGCTGGGCGTAGGTAGTGCCAGCCTGAGGCACAGCATCGAAGGCCCCGCCGACAAGGTGGTGCGAGTGCATCGTCCGGCTGTGCCCGGCTCGAACAGCGGCCGCCTGTTGCACTAGACTCCGCTTGCCGCTGACGACTTGGAACTGAACCTCGGGGTGGTGCTGATGCACCCACTTCACCACATTCTGTAGCCGAACATCGACAGTGTTCATCTTGTCGATGGAGTTCTGGTTAAACCACGGCCCGTAACCGGCGTTGATGGCGTCGGAGGCATTCCGCGCCGTGACCGTCCTGTCTAGCTGCTGAATGTGCTGGTCGGTTTTCTCGTAGGCATCCGAGCGCATGTACTGCTTATTCTCTTCCAACATCCTCCTAGCAGCAGGCGGGTCGGTATCGCCCAGCTTGGCGATCCGGTTGGCCCAAAGCTCACTGATGGCCTTGCCCTTTAGGTTCGCCACCTGCTCAGGCGGCATACTGTTGGGGCCATTGATATTGGCCATCTTGTCGATTTCGTCGCCGACCTGTTGCACAGCGACGTTGAAGTCGTGGTCATCCCACTTCATCTTCCGCGCCGTATCGTTGAGCGCGTCTACCTTGGCTTGGGCGGTGTTGACGTAATACTTCTTCTGCTCGGCTGCGCTATGCCGACCGGCGCTGAAGTTAGTCCTCGCCATCGTGCCGAGCGAATCTGCCAAAAACTTCCGCTTGACCACATCGTTGGACGCGCTGTCGGCCATCCCTTGCCGCTCAGCCTCCAGCTGGGCCTTGAACGCGTCGAAGCTACCGAACGCTGCCTCACCGCCCTTCGCCTCGAAGTTGACGTAGGCGTCGTTCGTCTTCATCATATACTTGGCGTCAAGCTCAGTCTTCTCGGCTTGGTTTCTGGTGTCTTGGATGGCTATGGCACGATTGAATATCTCGTTGCCAGCGCCCTCGATGGTTTGGCCGACTGAGGCGATCGCCTGATCGACATTAACACCGAACTGAGCGCCAGAAGTTTGGACGCGGTAGCCGGTGGCGCCGCTCGATGGGATCGGCTGTGCGGTGGAGTACGGTTGATAAGGGATCTTAGCCATTAGCCTATTCTCGGAAATCCTGGAATGCCTGCTTGTCCAGCGCTTATCCACTTGGAGCTGACGCCACCTGCCGCACCAAGTAACGATCCGAATGCCGCTATCGTCCCCGACGTGCGGGAGAACTTCGCAGCATACTTGTCGAGGTTAGCCTGCGCCTCATCCGACGCCGCCTCGACTTCGTAGCCGTAGGCTTCCTTTGCCGCATTGGTTCGGATGATGCCCATGTCCTGCTGGGCTACCTTGTACATGCCCTGAACAACTTGGGCCTTCGAGCCAGATCGGACATCGAGGCCAGAGGCCCCGCCTTCGGCTATAGCCGTGCCGATCTCAAAGCGGGCCTTCATACCCGCCTGTTGAGCTTTGATCTCACCTGCATTGATGGCGTAGTTAGCGTTCTGCTCGGCGATCTGCTTGTTCATCAGCGCGATGCCAGCTTGATAGTCGTACATCGCGCCTTGAGACTGGCCGCCAAAGTAGTTGCCAAAGGCACTGACAACACCACCTAGCGCCGTAGCGCCAATGCCAACGATGGCCATAGGGGCAGCCATTAGCTGTGCCTCCTTTCAAAGCTCTCCCGTGTTATGGTAAATGGGATCAGCTTCTTGCCCTCGGGGAAGGTATAGACTGCGCCGAGCCACTTCAGCCATCGAATGGCCTTGATGTCAGACGCAGCCGTCTGGCCGATAATCTTGGTGTAGTGCTTTAGCACGCCCTCGATCACGACCTCGGAGTGCCGAATTAACAGAAACTTATGCTCCTCAGCGGCATCGGTAGTTAACAGCCACATGTAGCACTGATCGCTCATCAGCGACGGCGTAATCAACCCGTATACCGCCGCCACCCGATCATCGACATACCCAACGAATGTATGCGCCGATCGACGCAGAAACTGGTCCATGATCCCTTGCGCCTCGGGATCACCCGCCGCCGCAGACCGGCTGATGACCTCGGCGTAGTCAACCTCAACGTCTTGGGCCCTCTGGATGTCGATCATTTGGAGTTGTCTCCAACGTCGATCTCCGGGATGATACCCAACACAGTTGCCGGTAGCGGGTTGTCCTGCTCCAAGCATATCTGCCCCTGCACATCCCACCTCGGATCGGTCCTCACGTACTCGTCATCGGTCACAAGTTCGATTGCCGTTCCTAGCTGTTGGCTGTCTTTGAACTCCTTGATTGGCGTCATCAGAGCGAAGGTCTGGCCGTAGCTGAGCCCACGCGTATCACGCACCCGGATGCTCAGGGCGTTCATCGACTTACGTTTGCCTTGGATCGAGTCTAGCTCGTTCTGCATATCCAGATACATCGTCTGGAGCTGGGGAGTGTACTGTAGCCCTACCACGACCTTGCTGGCCGGTTGAGTGAGAGTTATGGAACCGTTGACGACCTTCTGCGGCGCGATGACATTCCCGTCGGCGAGGATTTGCACAAGCTGGCCTTCGAGATAGTCGAGCCCGAAGAATGTTGTAAACTGTGGTGTTAGCGTCCATTGTCCTTGCGCCGCCGGTAGAGGAGTGAAGCTCGGGTCATTTGGGGTTAGCGCCTGCACCGGCCGGGTAAGCGTCCCAACCACCTGCTTTGCCGACACAAAGTTGGTGATGCTGGCAATACCGCCACCGGCCCTGAGGATCTGTCCGACACTGCCCGGCACGAACACAGGCTGATCGGCGGTGAACGTCGCCGTGCCCGTGGCATTAGAGATGGTGAGATTGGCCGCCGGTGCCGGTAGGAACGATCTCGTCCCCATATCGACGCTCCACGCGTCTTCGGCGCCGTAGGGGAAGAAACGATCCGCCATCCGCTCGATGTAGTCCAGCGTCACACCTTGAATGGTTCGGCGGAAGATGAAGTAAATCGCGTCGAAGTTATTCTCCAGTACCGACGCCACCGACTGCGCAGTGCCGAGCGTATCATGCCGAGCCCAGCCCAGCATCTCCTGCTCTTTGACGTAGGTCAGCGACACGAACTTACCGTCGTTCCGTATTCCCCATACAATGCGGAAGGGTTCCTCAGCATAGGTCCATTGGGTAATCTGAAAACCATAGAAGAGGTGGTTTGAGAGTATTGAGACATCA